ATTTACTTTTAAACATACTATCTTTTGAAATTCTTCCCGGAGTACCAAATTCTGTACCATCTAATTTTTGAGAATAGATTTGCCAATCAGAACCTGTCCACATAGCTATAGGACTTAATCCTTCTTCTTTCATTAAATTAAATTCTCTTTGTTTTTGTGAGTTCCATCCTTTAGGAGCATTTTTAAGATACGGCATTCCTAAAAAATTTTTTTCTTCTGTTATATTAAGCTTATCAATATCTGCTTGAGATATCGTTCCCATTTCACGTACTTGTTTACCACCAACCATAACAGAAGTATCTTCCTTGTCTTCTTCTTTTGTATCAGTAGGTTCATCACTTTCTACTTTAGTTTCTTCAGCTATAGGTTGGTGCACAAATCCAGCATTTAAAAGATCATCTATTGGATACAAAGGTCCTGAACCTTCAGGTGGTTCACCTAAAAATGGAATAAAACGAACTTCTCCTGTTTCAGGATTTACATATCTTTTGTTAAATGTTTTAGGAGCACCTTTCGCTGATTCTCCTAATAAGTCAGCACCTCTAGATGGGTTGTAAACACCTGCAGGTTCACCACTAGGATTATACATATAGCCACCACCTTGAGAAAAACCTTGAACATTTTCATCATCATCTTCCATTTCTAAATCGTCTACATTAAAAGGTATATCATCAGGTAATATAGCTTCTTCAGAGTTACCCATTTGACCCATTGCTTCCATTTTTTTCAAACCTTCTTTTGCAGCTTGTCTCATTTTCATTAACTTTTCTAAACCTATAAATCTAACTACATCAGCAGGAAAAACAAATTCACCCTCACTTAACATAGCAGGTATATCATCTCTAACTTCTTCTTTTGTAGAACCTATTGGAACTTTATTGCCTGAAACAGGGTCAGTTTCACCACCTTCTTCTTGTAAGCCACCTTCAGCAAATTTATTACCAATGTATCCACCTTCTGCTTTTGTAACTAACTTTAACATATTAGAACCTATCATCTGTGATGATATATCTAATATAGCTAATATTTCTGCATCAGATAAATTTTGTGCAGACTCAACATTTGATCTAATGACACCTACTTGATCTTCTGCCGACATAACTTGTTGTGGAGTAGTTGTAACTAATGCACCACTCTCTAACTTTAATTTTTTCATTTCATTTTTCATTTACTTCATCCCTAAGTAATTTTAATCTTCGTAATGCGGCAACTACTCCTTGTGCTTTATGTAAAGAAACAACATCAACTGTTTGTTCCATTATAGTGTGTTGTTTTGCAATAGCATCATCTAAATAATTATTGAATGCTTGGAGTAGTTTGCTGTTGTTCACCAACGGCTTGAGTTGGCTGAGTATTTGCTTGTGGTTGTTGCTGTTGTTGCTGTTCAATATTCTGTTGCCTTCCTGTAAATCCTTGTTCACCCGGAACTGGTGCTTGTCCTGTTCCTATTGTTCCTCCTCCTGCCCCTGTTGGGTCAGTTGGGTTAGCTCCTGCTGGTGGTTGCTCCTGTTGACCTGCTGTAAAACCTTTTAACATTTCTGCTTGTAACATAGCTTCATCCATATTGTTAGTTACTTTATCAGGGTCTAAATCCATTGCTTTTGCTATTTCACGAATAATATAATTAAATTTTGCAAAAGGTGCTAATACAGGATTACTTGCAGTTTGTAAAAATGCTGTAAGTCTTTGGCTTCTAACTTCATTAGCCATAAGACTTTCTGTACCTCTTGCTTTAACTTCTAAATCACCTTTTATTTCTGGATCATAATCAAACTGCATATTAAATCTAAATAAACCTTCTCCTAAAGGTCTTAGAAGATAATCATCTACATTCTTAATAACAGTTTTTATACTTCCACTTGCTGCATTCATTAACATAGATATACCACTTGCAGTTCTACCTACACCTGATACACCTGTTTGTCCATGTGCAAATGATGGCAATCCTGTTGACTCGTCTGCTAACTGTCTAGCTTTATCAAATAACTGTAAGTTTTCATTTGATACGTTTGGAAACTTTGTACCAAAAATAGCTTGTCCGGGAGCTCCACCTTGTCTTCTAAATATTTTTCCCGGATATACAGATAAATCTTGTCCCGGAACTAGATTTGTTTCATCTACTTCTATGAGTAAGTTTCCTGATAACACAGCATTGTCAACAGACATTCTCATAAATCCATTCATCAATGTTTGAGTATCATCCATGTTTTCAGCTAAACCTACACCAAAAAATGAGTAGGGGTTTAGTTCATATGGAACTGCCATATAAGGTATGGTTGCAGGTTTAAATGGATTTAAAACAACTCTTAGTAATTTACCATTACAAACCCATGCATTTATTTGTATTTCATCAAAACTTTCTACTTCTTTAGGTATTTCAATGCCTTGTTCTTGTAACATCTCAACATCACACATACCCCAATATTCTAATACTTCATATCGTTCTACTGTTCTTTCATTTGAATAATCTGCTAAATCATCTTCCCATGATTTTTTAACATAGTTTTCTCCAGCATCTATTGCATCTTCAATAACCATTTCTCTAAAATATGGTCTACGTTTTAATGCTCGTAATTGAGAACGTGACATTTTATGTCTTTCAATTACATACTGTGCTTCATCCATATTATTTGCATCAGGGTCTGGATAAAAATTCCAAACAGAAACATTTGATACTTGTGGCATTGTTTTATAAACAGGGTTATATTCTCCACTATCATCCCAATTAGGATATTCTTTATCTATAGCAAAAGGTCCTTTCATAACACCTGTACCAAATAATGCCATTTCAAATGCTGTGCTTCTTAAATGTTTATTAGCACCTGACTCCTGTAACTGATCAACAATCTTCTTTTCCATTGCTTTTGCTGCAACCATTGCAGGGCTAAAATTAATAGATGAAGGTGTTACTCCACTACCACTTTCTAAATTTTCAACATCTCTTAGTTTATCTTCTAAAGGTCCTAACTTTTCTAGTAAGCTTTCTTCAGTTGCACCTTTAGGTAATTCTTTTCCATCATTGGCAAAACCATATGGAGATTCTAAATCTTGCTCTGTTTCACCTAATGTATCAGTAGGTTCTTTAGGATCAAAGTATACATTATCCTCTACACCTTCTGGTAATTTTGTAGGTTCAATACTAATTGGAAATTTGTTAGCAGAAAATAAAACATCTACTATTTGACCATATGCTGCAAGTGTTTTAGTTTTTGTTATTTTTATAAACACTCTAGATTTTTCAGCTTCTGTAAATTGCACATCAGGACCATATAGTCCTCTATAGTTTCTGTATGCTCTTGTCCATCTATCTTCGTCAAGTTCTCTATAGTCCTCTGCTCTTTTGTATCTACCTTGAACAAAGCCTACAAGATTTGTATAGCTCATGTCATCTTCAGTTTCATTAGAAGAATCGTCTAATGCTAGTACATCATCTTCAATAAATGTTTCTTCTTCTGCCATAGTTTATCCTTTAATATCCAAATGTAGCATCTGCTACAGGCATTGTATTTGAGGGTCTACCCATTGGGTCATAATCAAAAATACTAAAACGAGGTCTTGTCATAACCCCATATCTTAAAGCATCATATAAGTGGTCTTCTGCTTTAGTGTCTACATCTTCAGGGTTTTTCTTATCTAAAGGTATAGATGGTAACTGCGATATTATATTAGTGCAGTTGCTAAAAAATATTAAACGAGGTTCTTCTGTAAAATCATCTACTTGTAATCTTCTATGTATCTCGTTTTTACCTGCTACACGAGAACCTCTACTTCTATCTGAAGGTCTCCAACGACACCCCCTACTAATCATTTGCTCTGCTAGTGAAGGTCCTGTATCACCTCTTTTGTGCCATAAACTTGAGTCAAGAACACCATACTTTATATTACCATCTTCTGACTCTAATTCTAAAATCATATCTGCTAAATCCGTTGCCAAAACTTTTGATACATAAAGTTCACGGTATACAATAAGTTGTTCAGCAGGTGAAACAGCAAACCAAACAACACCTGAATATGACCCATAACCATAGTCACAAGACCTAAACTTAACCCAATTACTAGGTATATCAAACGGCTCAACAACGTGTATATCTCTGTTAAACTCAGTAAATGCTGCACCCTCTTTAATATCCCAATCACCTTCCAAGAGTTGTCTTCTTTGTTGTTCAGGAAGGGAAAGTAGCATTGCTTCATAGTCTCCACTTTCTGCGAGGTATGGATTGTCAGATAATCTTGCAGGAATAAATCTCCGTTTGAATAAAGGTTCTCCAGCTTTAGGATGTCCTGATGGGTATTTAAGGTCTTCTCCTGTTTCAATATTTGTTGCACTAAATGCCTTTCCGTAAGGAGCTGGATCAATAAACATTTTCTTAACCCATGTATGCCCTAACCCACCGGGGTTAGTTGTAGCTCTCATATAGATTGGTAAGTCAGGTGCTGTAGAACGTAAACGTGAACGCATATAGTTCCAAGCAAACGGACTTGACCATTGTGTTAATTCATCAAATCCTATCCAACTAAATGCCAAACCTTGATAACGCATAACATCTTCATCTCTATCAAGATACGACATCCACAATCTTGCACCTGACGGTGCTACCCATTGCATCTTTCTCTCATACCACTTTATCCCTTTCCATATTTTAGGATATAACTCTTGAGATTTAAATATAAGTTCTCTAAGTTCTTCTGTAGTATGTCTTAAAAGTAACCCACTAAACTGTGGATGACCCATATACCTTAAAGGGTCTGCCAACATAGCAAAACTTTTACCACCACCTGCTGAACCCCCATATAAAACTTCTCTTTCATCTGCAGCAAGAAACTCTGTTTGAGGTCCTTCATTAGGTTTAAAAACTACGTTATGTTCTTCTTCAGGTATTTCTTCTATTGGTTCGTAGTTTTTTGTTTTAGGTTTTTGCACCCGTTCTTTTTTCTTCAAATCTTTTCGCTTTTTCAATCGCTTTTTCGGCATACTCAGCCCATTTTCTGAGAGTTCTAGCCGTGTTCTTACGTTGTTTTTCATTCTGTAATCTTTTTCTTAATCCAACATGTGATATAGTTCTACCTGTTTTAGTTGTTAGCCAATTAGCAACTTCTCTATATGAATATTGTTTTATATGTTTTCTAGCTAACTCTAACGCTTCAAGTTCGTATTCTACAGGGTCTAGTACAGTATTATCTTGTTTATTTACTGTATAACCAAATGGAACTGTTCTTGCTATTCTTGGTATTTGTTGCCACTCTAAATCTTCTTTTATATCTGTTGGTTGTGGTAACTTCCATTTACCTAAACTTCTATCCATCTGTATTATTTTTAGGTGGTAACAACATAACACCACCTGAACTTTCTACTTGTAGTTTTTCTGTTTTAATTAATCCTGCCCTATCTAATAAATCTTTTGCTGCTGACATTTTATCTCTTATACCTAATTGTGTTGGATCATCTATTCCAGTTACCATTGCAACAGCAGCTTTTGGTGCATTACCTGCCATATATGTTTGAGTTGCTTCTATTATTTCATCTTTCAATGATTTTATTATTTCATTGTTATTTGAATTTGGAGAATATCCCGCTATAACTTTAGCATCTTTAATGCTACCGTTAGCTTCTGCAAACAAAGCATCAATAAATTTTTGCTGTCTTTCTGTTAATTTTCTAGCCATATTTTACAAACTTTCTTTTTTTAGGTTTAAAAAACTGTTTTAAACTTTCTATATGTTTTTTTCTTTGTTTCTGTTTTTTTAACTCAGACCGACTGCTTTCATTCGAGATATAAGTCTGTCTGCTCGATTTGTTACTTGCTTGTACCATCTTGAGTCCTGCATCTGATTTCCTGCTTCAATCCAATCACCATCTCTAATGGCTTGTATCATTTTTTTAAATTTAGACAATCTAGGTCTACCCATATTAAACATCATGTTAGCTGTAATTAATTGTACTTCTTGAGGTAGTTTATCCCAATCATCAAATAATCTTTTACACTCACCTATCGTGACTTGTACATCTTGCTCAAAAACTTCGTTAACCCTAATCTCATCCACCACTGTTCCCACTGGTTTCTCGTATTCTTCATCTCCTTGTACAATGAGATGTCCGATGCCAAACGTAGGTAAGCCAAGGTGGTCCAAATTTTTTTTAACCTCTCGTTTTCTTTTAGTAATAAATAATATGCTTTTGTTAATTCTTTATTATCTTCTTTTAGTATGTGTATAGTTTGTTGTGCAGCTAAAAGTTCTCTTCGTATTGTTTCTTCAAATGTATCTTCGTGGTTATCCCAACCATTTGCTTCAATCATTTTTTTCTTTTTATATTTACTTTAGGTTTTATTCCAATTTTTGTACCATATTTTGTACTATAAGTTTTTTTAGATTTTGTAGTATCTACCTTTTTTAAATTTTCTTTAGTAAATTGTTTAAATCTATTTTTTGCAGTAGTTTTACCTTCCATGCCAAATCCTGTAATCATAAGCATATCTGCACGAGTAATTGCTTTAGCAGGTTTGTAGCTTTCAGAATCGTATATAGTAACTCTTCCTGCACTTGTACCAAACTTACTAATAACTGGAATATTTTTAGTTTCTTTAGCAACATCAAATTTAAGTTTTTGACTTTCTGTTAAATTTTTATAATCTTTTTGTGTTAAAACTTTGTTATTTTTTAACATTTTTTGTTTGTTTTCTTTTTTTATTTGAAAAGGAGTACTAGTAACTTTATCTGCTAAGTATTTTCCACCTAATTTTTTTAATATTTTTCTTATTTTTGAATCGTTAGACATTATTTTTTTCCTCTAATAAGACCTAGCCGTTTCTTTTTTTGTTTATTTTCTTTTTTCTGTTGCATTTTATGTACAGGATAAGCTCCTATTATAACACCTGACATTATTGCTTCATCTTTTGTTACTGGGTCTTCTAATTTTTTATTTTCTGCTCTTATTTGTTTTACTGTAGTTTTTACTCTGTTACCTATATTTTTTAAACCTTGTACTATTTTGACATTTGCTTTTTTATTATTTTTAAGAAATGTTTCAGCAGCTTTTTTTGAAGCAAACTGTATTGCTTTACGTGCTACTAATCCTATTACAAATATTGGTGCTGCCATTATTTTTTTCCTCCTAATGCACTAAAACCGAAGTATGCTCCAACTAGTCCACACATTGAAATATACTGTGTCATAAGAATACTCTCTGCTTCTGCAAGTCTGTCTGGAAATGCCAAAGTTAGGATAGTGGTAATACCCATAAGAATAATTAAAACCCATGCCATTCTCCTCTTATTTACTTGATACCCTAGTTTATCAGGAATCAAATCATTACTACTGCACTTGCAGTTTTCTTTTCCACATGCACATGTCATCGTTTTTTATTTATCATTTGTAAACCTTGTTTACCAAATCTATAACCAAAACTAGAACCTATAATAA